AAAGAGCTTTAAAACTTGAAGAAAGATTAGGAGAAATTGATTATATACTTGATTTGAAAATGGCTATAGATAATTTGGAAAATGGTAGAAGGGAAGTATATATAGAATTATCTAAAGAAATAAATGATTTATTTTCAGAAATTAGAGAAAAAATTAACATGATAAAAGCTGTTTTGAAAGCAAAAAGAGTTATTATCACTACAAATTTAATTAGTTATGAATTTAATCGAAAGGAGAAGAAAAATAAACATAAAAGTAGCTCTTTTGATCCTAGTGTTCTTAATAACCATTCAGATAATTATAATAATTCGCTATAGAATAAAAATAAAATTTTTAATAAAGTTAATTAAAAATCCAACTTTATTAGATGATTATAGATGGTATGCAAAACAGTTGGATAAAAAACCACTTACTGATGATGAAAAAAGAGAAGCATTTGAAAGAGCTATAATAAAAGAAGCTAAATATATATTAAAAAAGGAGGAAAAATAACATTTTTAAAAATAGTCAAAACAGCAAAATTATTAATAAAATTATCAAATGGAAAGATTATTAGGATAGAAGAATTAAAAAATGGTAATTATGCAATTATATTTGAAGGAATAGATATAAATAAGATAAATTTTTCAAAATTAAAAGAATTATGGAAATGTTTTGAAGGTTTAGTAGAAGAAAAAAGAAAAATATTAAAAGGATTTCAACCTAAAACTGAAGCAGGACCAAAACCAAATACAATCCCAATAAATTCAACCTCTATTAAAAATTATTTAGATAAATGTATTAGATATGGGCGAAAAAAATTAAAAAATTCTAGAACTAAAGAGGATAAATTAATAGAAAGATGCAGTATTGATGCTTTTCAAAGTGTCAGAACTTCACTTTTTGGTGAAACTTTAGCAGAGGAAGAAAAATGATTGTAAAAATTCTTTTAGCATTATCTATAATAGCAATAGTTATTTTGATGCATGAGATTGATAGATTAAATAAAAAAATATTTGAAATAAATTTAAAACAAATAAATAAGGATTTTGAAAAGAGAAAAAGGAAAAATTAATATACATTTATATTAATTAGTCTTTTAAAATGAGTTTAAAGGCTATTTCTGTGCGTTTTTCCTGATAGAATATATTAAAAAATAACAATGGAGAAAAATGAGCTTATTGGAATGGATAATTTTAATTTTTATTATCATATTTATTATGTTATTATTTCTTGTATTTTATATTTTTATTACTTTAGATAGATGGCTATAAAATATGAAAAAAACAAAAGCAGAAAGAATTAAAAAAAGAATAGAAAAGGTTGAATTGAAAACAACAGCAGAAAGAATTATAAATTTAGTAAAAGAAAAAAGAGAGGAAATAAATCGCAACGGTTATTTCACTTTAACAATAAAAGTTCAAGACGGATATCCAACCATAGCGAGAATAGAAACTTCGCTTAAACCTGCATTTAAAAATGATGAATAAAATGATAAATAAATAGATAAATAAAAGATAATTCTGACCAAATAATTGGAGGAATTTTAGGAGTGAGAATGAAGCTCTTAGAATTCCTCTTTTTTTATGGAGTAAATATTTGAGGGAAAAAAAACAAGATCCAGTTGATGAATTAAGAGAAGCCTATGATATACTTAATGAAGTTATTAGACACCCATCTAAATTAGGTTATATCGCTATTATTACTAAGATAACACCGAAAAGTAGAGAACTTATAAATATAAAACTTTTTGATTTTAGAAATGAAATAAATAGAGAAATTAATTATATTACGAGGAAAATATTAAGAAAAACAGGGTTCGATAAATTACCTGATGGAATTAAGTGACTTGACAAATGACAACAAAAAGTGCTATGTTTTTACCATGATCTAGAGGTATCTAAAGAAATAAAAATTAAGATTGAGAGTCCGAAAGGGCTCTTTTTTTATTGGAGGAAAATATGCCAGATATACCTAATAGAAAATTTAAAGCACTTGAATTGAGAGCTATGGCTTGGCAAATAAAAGATATTGCTGAAGAATTACACGTATCTGACAGGACAATCCGAAAATGGTTTAAAGAACCTGAAGTTATCCATTATTGGAAAAAAATAAAAGACGTAATGATTATTGAAGCTAAGAGGATTTTAAGGGCAGCTTTGATTCCAGCAGCAAATAAAATGGCTAAATTATTGAAAAGTAGTAATGAGAAAACAAGTTTCAAAGCTGCAGTTTATATATTGAGAACTTTTGGATTGCAACCACCTAATGTATCAATAGTTTTAGAGAAAAAACAAATAACAGTAATGAAAGGAATATTAGGGGAATCAATGGAGAGAGCAGATCGAGATGGTGGAAAGGTAATGAAATTATAATGTTCACTATTTTAAGGGTGAATATTATGTATTCATCTTTTAAAGGGTGAATAATGGGTTAATATAAATCCTGATAAAAGGATATCATATTATATAAATTTGATATAAATCCTAATTAGATTATATTTATATATTAATGAAAACAAGTTCCGATAATATACATTATGTAAACTTGGCATATTATTTTATCAGGTATTTTAGAAAGGGGGTATGGGTAAAAAATCGCTAAAAAGATAGAACTGTGATGATTATCTTATAAATATTTTAAAAATTTATCCGATTTTTAATGAATAAATTACAAGGTTATGAATTATATAAATATTTAAATCAAAAAGCTTCTGGAGAAATCTTAACTAGGAAACAAAAGTACTTTGAAAGAATAGGTTATAAACCGTGGGAACCAACTCAATTAAAATTTCATAATTCAAACAAGCGATTTCGAGTTTGGCACGCTGGAGTTAAATCAGGTAAATCATTATCATCAGCTCGAGATGTAGAACCAATGATTTTATACGGAGGAACTAAAGGTTGGATCATTTCCTCAATTTATGAATTAGGACAGTTTGAATTTCACTACATTTTAGAAAGTTTTCAAGATCAGGGATTTGCTTTTGAAAATCTGTCAAATTCACCAAAAACAGGAAAAATGTATTTCAAAATTGAGGGAGTTAATGGAATTTCAACTTGCGATGTTAAATCAGGTAAAGATATCACTAAATTGGGTGGTGAATCATTAGACTGGGTTTTATTAGTTGAAGCAGCAACTATGAATGAGGAAGTTTGGGAACGAAATATCAGGCAACGTCTAACTGATAAAATCGGAATAGCAGCATTCACTACTACTCCTAAGGGAAGAAATTGGACATTCAAACTTCATAAAAAAGGATTAAAAAAAGATAATCCTCGTTGGAAATCATTTTTTTGCAAATCAATAGATAACCCACATTTGGATAAAGATGAAATTAAAGCTGCAAAAGAGGATTTATCGCAGGATGCTTTTAAGCAGGAATATGAAGCAGGATTTTTAACTTTTGTGGGTAGGATTTATAAAAATTTTAGTCCACAGTTAAATTATACTGATATGGAATACTCACCTGATTTGCCTTTATATGTAACTTTTGACTTTGGCTTTATAACTCCAGCAGTTTGTCTTTTTGTGCATATTAAGGATGAGAATTTTTATGTGGTTGGCGAGATTTACAGAACTCATTTAACCCATAATGAATTTGGCAAATATGTTAGAGAATATATAGATTTGAACAAATATAAAAAAGAAGATGGATCCTACGGAGACATCTCAAAACCAGAGGCAATTGCAGAAATGAGAAAACACGGTTTTTACATTAGAGGCCAACAGACTGAGATAAGATTAGGATTTGAGTTGGTTAGGCAACTATTAAAACCAGGGGCTCGAAGACTATTTGTAAATACAGTTAGATGTCCTCAGTTTACTGAGGAAATGGAAAATTATCAGTATAAAAAAACAAAAACATTAAAAGAAATACCAGCAGATATTGATGATCACGGACCAGATGCAATTAGGGAATTAATTGTAAATTTTAAAATGGGAAAACCTAATATTAGGGTGATTTAATGAAATTAAAAGATAGATTAAAAATTTTACTTACTGGTAAGTTAGAGGAAAAAGCATCTCAAACTTTTCCAGTTATTTATAGAGAAGTAGAACACGGCTTAACAGATCCTACAAAACTAACTACTTTAAAACAATATGCGAAAACATTCGCAACTGATACTTGGGTTTATATTTGTGTTGATAAAAATGCGAAAGCGGTTGCCAGCCTACCACTAAAAGTTTATCAAAAAACAGACAAAGGAAGAATAGAAGTAGATAACAGAGTTTCTCGTTTACTCAAAAATCCAAACCCATATCAAACTCGTTACAATTTTTGGTATATAACAGAGTTATGTTTGGAACTAACAGGAAACGCGTATTGGGAAATTGTTAGAAATGCTTTTGGACTACCAGTTGAAATATATGTATTAAGACCAGATAGAATGAAAATAGTTCCAGACCCAAAGAAGTATATAAAGGGATATATTTATACAGTTAATTTAAAAGACATTAAATTTAATGCAGACGAAATTATTCATCTAAAATTAGGGAATCCAATTGATGATTATTATGGTTTATCTCCTATTAGTGCCGCAAGACGAAGCGTTTTACTTGACAGATATGCTCAGGAACACGCAGAAGAGTTTTTTAAATCTGGAGAAATGCCAGGTACAGTTTTAGAATACCCTGGGTCATTATCAGATACAGAGTGGCTAAGACTACAACAAAGATGGGCAAAAGCACACAGAGGTATAAAAAAAGCACATAGAACTGCAATATTAGAAGGTGGTTTAAAAGCAAAAGATATAGGAATGACACAACAGGACGCACAGTTCATAAAACAGAGAAAAATGAGTAGAGAGGAGGTGTGTGCAATATATGATATTCCACCTGCTATGGTTGGTTTACTTGAATATGCAAACTACGCAAATGTTTTTGAACAAAGAAGAATCTGGTATACACAAGGAATAAGACCAAGAGTTAATATGTATGAAGAAAATGTGGACAAATTTTTGATTCCACAATTTAGACAATACGCAGATTCCAATTTGTATGTTGAGTTTTTAATGGACGCTGTTCTAAAAGCAGATGAGAAAACAAGATATGAAATGTATGATAAAGGAATCAAAAGTGGATTTATGTTAATTAATCAAGCAAGGGCTAAGGAAAACTGGCCACCAGTTCCCTGGGGTAATAGATGGCCGATGCCTTTAAATTTGATGTTTACTGAGCCAGCGATTGAGGAACCAAAATCGAGCAAGAAATATTTTGTATTTTCTAAAAAACAAATGTGGGAAACGTTAATACGAAACAGAGATAGAAGACTAAAAAAGATACGAAAAGAGTTTATGAAAAATGTTGGTATAGTTTTAAAGGAACAAGCGAATTTAGTTATAGGACGAATGGAGGGTAAAAAGAGTCTTCTTGAAAAACCTTTTCCAAATGAGCACGCTTGTAGATTAGAAGATCCAGGTAAATATGATAGGTTTGCAAGAAAGAATTGTTTTGCTAAAGTAGATGGCAAATGTATTGATTTCATTTTTGGTATTAAAGAAGGAGTATCAGAACTTCAATCTATGAGATACCCTAAGAAAATTTGGACAGAAACATCAGCAAAAAACCACTGTAAGAAAAAAGGTGGGAGTTTTGAGGCAGCAAGTAAAGAATTTACTAAACAATACGATTTTACTGATTGGTTACTAACTTATGATGAAGAACTAATGATGTATACAGAAAATAAATTCTTATTGGAAAAATCATTAAAAGCAGGTGTTATGAATTCAATTGATTTAGTTGGCATTACAATCGATTTTGATGTTACATCTCCCTGGGTTATTGCATCGGTAGAAAACATTGGTAAAAATTTCTCAAAAGGTATGAAGGTATTTTATAAAGATGTTGAAAAGCATTTAAAAGATGAATTAAAAGCAGGTATTAAGGAAGGTGAGGGAATTCCAGAATTAAGTGAAAGAGTTAAAAATGTATTTGGAAATATTACAAAATCAAAATCAGAAGGGATTGCAAGAACTGAAACTGCTTTTGCATATGGTGAAGGAAATATGAAAGGTATGGAAGAAATGAAAATTACACACCATACCTGGATTTACGGGGGTGGGCCTTGCACGTACCATCAATGTGAATTAAATGATGGTGTTACTGTAGAAATTGGAAAATCATTTCCATCAGGTCATAAACACGAACCAGCACATCCATTCTGTACCTGCGTATGTGTTCCATTTACTGAAATTTAAAAAATACTAAAAAAGGAGGTTTAAATGGGTGAAGTACTAAGAAAAACATTAGAGTTACAGGATTTCAAATTTGATGTAGAACAAGGAATTTTCGAAGGTTATGCTTCAATATTCAACAAAGTTGATAGTTATAATGAGGTTGTTCTACCTGGTGCATTTAAGAAGCATTTAAGTTTCTTCAGAAAAGAAGGAAAAATTCTATGGCAACACACTTGGGAGATTCCAATAGGATTACCGCTTAGAGTTTTTGAAGATGAGAAAGGGTTGTTCATAAAAGCACAGATAACTAAAAACACACAGGACGGTAGAGAGGCAATTGCATTAATAAAAGAAAAGATTGTTAATAAACTGTCATTTGGGTATAAGTTAATTGATTTTGAAGATGACGAAGATAAAGGTATTAAATACTTAAAGGAAATAAAAGTTTATGACATCAGTCCAGTTACATTCCCTGCTATGAGTTTAGCAGAAATTCAGACGATTAAAAGTATGAGAGAAGAGAAAGTTGAAGTTAAAAAAGTAATTCCATATAAAAAGACACCAGTTGCTCCATTAGAGGAACCCTGGGATGCGACAGCTGAAGTTCGTGAAGCAGAAGTTGCAGATTTGAAAATAATGTGTTTGTGGTATGACGCGGAAAATGCAGATGTTAAAGGTTCATACAAATTACCACATCACAAATCAAGTGGAAATCATTCTTTAGTTTGGAACGGAATTAGAGCAGCAATGGGTGTTTTGTTTGGTGCTCGTGGTGGTGTTGATATTCCAACTGATGAGAAAAAAGGTTGTTACAACCACGCAGCAAAACATTACAAAGATTGTGATAAAGAACCACCAGAATGGAAGGAAGGAGTTCATTGGACAGAAATTGAGTGGAAGGAAGGAGAAAAAGAATACTTTGAAAATCTTAGATTTACACAAAATATAATTTCAATAGAAAACTATGTAAAAATGCTTATCAAAGATGAAGGAGACCTATCTGAAGTTAGTGATAAGATAAACGGTTTAGTCAATTTACTTCCTGGTCAGACCGATGACAAAAAGAAAGTAAAAACCGAAGTTACTCCTGAACTAATAGTCAAACTCGTCACAGAGAAAGTTGAAGAGAGTATGAAAAAAATTTTAGAATAAGGAGGAAATCAGTATGGGTGAAATTGATTTAAAAGAACTGGAAAAATTGATTAAAACTGCAGTTGATGGTGTTATTGTAGAAAAGATGAAAGGAATTCGTAAAGGTGAATTCATTACAAAACTTGGTCCAGAACAGTTAGCAGCTAAAGCATTGATAACTACACCTTCTACAGATGCAAAAGTTATTGCTCTACAGGAAAAATCAGATGACTTATACATAACAGGTTTGTTGTTAAAGACAGACCCAAGAAATTTGAAAATGTATCCAGATTTTCAAAAAGCGTTAGATACACAAACTGCTGGTGAAGGTTTAGAGTGGATTCCTACAATTCTAAGTGCAGAATTGATTAGGATGATTGAATTGGCTTATAGAATTCCTGCACTACACAGAGATATTCCTATGCCATCAGACCCTTATGTAATTCCTGCACAGGTTGGAAAGCAGATTGCATACAAAATAGAAGAACAAGTTGAAGCAACAGGACAAACTAAAATTCCTATAAGTAAATTCGCAACTGGAAAAGTTACTATGACTGGTGCGGGTGTTGGAACAAGAACTTTAGTTTCACACTATTTAGAAGAAGATAGTATTGTTCCTGTATTACCTTTAATAAAAGAAGGTATTGCTGATAGTGCAAACGAAGCAATGGAACAGGCAATTATTAATGGGGATACAACTGCAACACATCAAGATAGTGATGTTACTTCGGCAGATGACAGAAGGAAACTGTGGAAAGGTTATAGAAAGTTAGCATTGGAAAATAACTGGAAGGAAGATTTATCTACTTTCGATTATGCAACTATTGGAAAACTACAGAAAAAGATGGGCAAATATGGAACTTTCATAAATGATTTAGTATTCGTTATTGGTGTATCTGGGTGGAACCAAATGAAAAGTTTGGCAGAGGTTATTACTGTGGACAAATACGGACCAAGAGCAACAATACTTACTGGTGAATTAGGAAAATTGGATGGTATTCCAATAATTACAAGTGGTGTTGTTAGAGAGGATTTGAATGCAAGCGGTGTTTATGATGGTGTTACAATGACACAAACAGTTATATTCTTAGTGTTCAAAAGAGGTTTTGTCACAGGAACTCGTAGAACTCTAAGAATGAGACTGTTACAAGAATTATATGCAGAAAGTGAACAGGATTGTTTGTTAGGAACTATGCGAAGAGCATTTACACCTATTTATGCTATTGCCACAGAACCAGTAGTAGCAATCGGATATAACATAACTTCTTAAAAATAGTTTTATCAGAGTAAAACTACAAAGGAAATTGTAATAATTGGGTGGTTGCTCTGACAATCACCCAAATCAAAAAAAAGAAAGGAGTTTTGATGAAGAAGAAAAGAATTAGATTTATTGGTGATTATTATTCTGGTTATGATCCAGTAACAAAAAAAGATGTGCTTATTACTAAAAAGAAAGTAATAACAGTTTCTGAAGAAAAAGCAGAACAGTTACTAAAAGATTTTCCAGAAGAGTTTAAACTATTAGGTTGGAGACCTGAACCAGAACCAGAAAAGGAAAAGAAAGTTGAATTGAAGAAAGTAGAAGAAGTTGAAGAAAAGAAACTTGAACCATTAAAAGACAAGAAGTTGGAAGAACTAAAAAATAAATAAGAGGTGAGATATGGCTCTTTCAGAATATGCGTTGTGTGCAGTCAACGATGTTAAGAGTGATATGGGTATTGATTTGGATGATACTGGCAAAGATATAGCAATTGAAGCATTAATTAATGCATATTCAGTCGCTATTGAAGACCACTTACACAAAAAAGTAATAAATAGAGATTTAACTGAGGAATATGATGGTGATGGAACTACTGTTCTTTGGGTAGATTATTATCCAATTAATTCAATTACTTCATTAACAATAAATGGCGAAACTATTAATGAGGACGATTACTATTTGTATGAAAAACTTGGAAAAATAGTTTTGAATGGATTAGTTTTTACTAAGGGTTATCAAAATGTAGAAATTACTTATAACGTTGGTTACGGTGCAGATACAACAACAATTCCAGAACCTATAAAACAGTCTTGTGTTGCATTAGTTCATTTTTATATTAAAAGACACACATTAGATTACAGCGAAACATTTGATGAAGGTTTTGTTGTTACTCTACCAGGGACTGAAATGCCGCCTTTTGTTTTGAAGTGGTTAGACCCTTATAAGAAAGTAAGAGTATGAAAATAAAATGGGAATTAAAAGGAGCAAAAGAACTAAGAAAACTGTTTGATAATAAAAGGGCTTTAAGATTGCTTATAGATCCAATGAACAAATCTGTTAGTCTTGTTTGGAAAGATAGTGTTAAAGATGCCCCACATAAAACTGGACATATGAGAAGAAATATACACGGAAAACCAGCTAAAGTTGTAGGTCCAAAAATTATAGGGGAAATTGCTTCTAAAGTTCATTATACAATTTATCAGGAACTTGGAACTAAAAAAATAAAAGCAAAATATTTTATGACAAACGCATTAAAAAATAATATAGATAATATAATTCGTTTATTTCAAAAAGCAATAGATAAAATTTTTAGATGAGCATAATAAATATAAAAACACAATTAAAAACAATTTTAGAAGAAATTACAGAATTCAAAGGAGTTTATGGTTATGAGCCAGGTAAAGAAGGAATTCCTTCTGATCTTCCTGCTTGCACAATTTCAACTTTAGGAATAAGTGAATTTATTCCAAGTGAAATTGATAGTTTAGATAGAGTTTATAATGTGGCTGTTAAGGTATATCTTAAATTAACTGGCTCGGAAAGTGTTCAGCAAGATGTTGACAATTTTATTGAATTAGTTACCAACAAATTACAAGCAAATTCATCTCTTGGCGGAAGTTGTGATTTTTCAAAAATTATATCAGTCGCTGTCGATTATTTAAGAGATAGAAAAAATCCAGTTAGTGTTATTAACTTCTATTTGGACATTAAAAAGGAGGTAAGTATATGAAAAAAATTAAAGTAAGATATTTAGGTTTTTTTCCTATTTGGGTTCCTAAACAAGGAGTAATAGAACCAGGAGGGACTTTTATGGGTGTTGAAAAAGATCTTGAAAGAAAGGATATTGTAAAATTTGAAAAGAAAAAAGGAGGTGAAAAATAATGGGAAAAAGAACATCTGAAGGATACTTAGGTATAGCAAAACAAACAGCGAAAGGAACTGGAATTGTCCCTGATAAATTTGTCAGATTATCAGCAGCAGAAACTATTGAAATGTTACAGGAAATCGGTGTTTTCAGAGAACTTGAAGGTGACCAAATGGTTTCAAATATTGTAAAAAATATTCATAAACCGGATGGAACTTTTTCGTTTTTTGCAAGACCAGATTTAGCAGCAGCAATACTTGCTTGGGTTTTGGGCGCAGATACACCTGTGGGAACAGGACCAACTGTTCATACAATCATACACGCAAATACAATTCCTTGGCTAACTATTGAAAAATACTTAGACACGGTTGAAAGGATTACCGATTGTAAAATAGAACAGGTAATCATAGAGGGAAACTCTGGACAACCAATATCAATTGAAGTTAGTTTTTATGGAATAACACCAGGTATTGAGGCATCACCTGCAACGCCTACTTATGAAGCAAATGATAAATATATGTTTTATCACGGCAAAGGACTCTATAAACTTGACGGAGTAGTAATAGCAAATATTTGTTTCTTTAGGATAACTATTCTAAGAAACCTTACACCGGATAGTCAAACAGAAGATTTTGTTAGAAATGACCTAACTGAATTAGGTTTTGATATTGATGTTGAATTCAGATTGAAGTTTGTAGATTCAGACCATTACAAAAATGTTCTTTATGGTGGAGGAACAACTCCAGTTGCAGCGCTTGATGATGGGTCTTTAACAGTTGAACAAACATATGGAACTGATGCTGATTTGAAAGGACTTAAAATTGAATTACCTTCTTTAAAACATTTAGCAGTTCAGAAATTTCTTGACCCAGAACCAACAGAATTAGAAATTCTTTGTACTGCAAAAGCAATTAAACCCGCAACTGGAGAAATAATAACTGTAACTGCAAGTAATGCAGTAGAAACCGCATATATATAAAAGGAGGTTAAATGAATAAAATTTTTAAAATTACGGTTGAAGGAAAAGAATATGAAATTCCTTGCGACCCACCAGGAGATATTGGTTTTCCAATAATTTACGCTTTTAGCAAACACAGTAAGGAACCAGCAGAATTCTTTAAACATCCACAAGAAATAATTGATGCAATTCTTTTATTAGTCAAATTAACTGATCCAAAAATCAAGGCAATCAGGCCATCTACTTCTGAGCTGATGGATATAGTTGACAAAGTAGGAAAACATCTTACTTTTGGCATAAAACCAAAAAAATAGAAAGTTCCCAGGGATTATTAGAGATTAAATATATTTTGTTAAAGCATTTTGGCATTAAACCCTGGGAACTGTGTTATCTAAAACTAAGTGAAATTTTATTTTTCATTGATAAATTAAGTGAAGAAATTATACCTAAAAGAAAAATTCTTGATTGGAGTGATGATATTAAAGAATGGCGAGACAAACAGGTGAATTAATCACAAGGATGGAAGCAGATGCCACAGGTTTTCTAAGTGGAATTAATAAAGCAGATAAATCTGTAAAAAGGTTTGAGAAAACGAACGCAACTATTGGAAAAAGGGTATCAACTATTTGGAAAGCTGTTATTAGTGCTGCTGTTGTTATTGCTGCCGCAAAGATGGCAAAAGCCATAATCAAAGTTGGTAAAGAATTAATCATTTTAGGGCAAAAATCTCTCTCATTGAAAAAGTCCTTTAAATCGTTAGCAGAAGCAGCTGGAGCAAGTTCTAAAAAACTGTTAGCTGATATGAAAAAAGCAACACGAGGAACTATTGCAGAAGTAGATTTACTTGCAACTGCTAACAAAATGTTGTTGTTAGGATTAGATACAAGTATTTTTGATGAAGTAATGGAAATCGCTCGTCGCACAGCAAAAGCAACAGGAATGGATATTAACTATATGGTTGAGAGTTTATCTATGGGTTTGGGTAGACAATCAAAAATGATTTTGGATAATTTAGGGATTGTTTTTCAAGTTTCAGATGCCTATGAATGGTATGCAGAAACTTTAGGCAAAACTTCCTCTCAATTAACTGAAAACGAAAAACGTCTTGGATTCCAAACTTACGCAATGAAAATTGCAAGAGAAAATGCTGAAAAATTAGGTAAAGATATATTAACTTTAGCAGAAGTTGGAGGTATTTTTTCTACTATTTGGTCAGATTTAAGAGCATTAATTGGTGAAAAAATTGTTGGTGCAATTAATGAAGCATCAAAAGCATTTGGGGGCTGGGAAGGAGTAGTCAAAAATGTTCAAGGGTGGATTGATAATATTCTTAATCCGGCAATTGAAAGTGCTTTTGATTGGATTATGGATTTTATTGGAGCGTTTGTTGGTGAGGATTGGAGAATAGCAAAACTTGCTGTTAAAACTTTAGAGAAAGCGTTCGGAGGAGTTAGTGGTGAAATTGGAACTGCTGAGGAAACAGCAATAACTTTTGCAGACACCTTAAAAGAGGGATTAAAAGGTGCTATAAATTTTGTTTTGGACCTCAAGTTATATATGCTTATTGCAGGTGATATACTTGATACTAAATTAATTCTTCCACTTTCTGACTTTATGTTAGCAGTCATTCCTAAAGGGGCAAAGGCAAGTAGAGAAGCGTGGGAAGATTTGATAGAAGGAATTAAATCACGTAATCCAGAAGTGTTAAAAGCGATAGAAGAATCAAGGAAGCAAGTAGAAGAATTTAACAAAAGTGCAAAATATTTAGAAGAAAATCCACCAAAAATTAAATTCGAAGACAATATTGATGATACATTAGGAAGAGTTCAACATTTAAAAGAAGCTGCAAAAGATATTCATAGAACAATAACTTACACATATAAAAGAAGAGGTGGACCGGAAGAAGGTGCAGGTTTTCAATTCGGTGGAATAATTCCAAAAACTCAAAGAATTTTAACACATGGTGGAGAAGCTGTTTTAACTTCTGAGATGCAGAAAAATTTAATTGCTTTGCTTAGAAAACCTCAAAGTGTGGTTAATTATAATTACAATATGGGCGATGTTAATATGGCAAGTCAATTAATGAGAGACGAAGAATTCATAAAAAGACTTGCAAGACAAATATCATTATTTCAAGGAAAGGAAGTGATGTAATGGCTGATACTATAATTAAAATTAATGAATTATCTATAAATTCAGGTTTTTATGCAACAACAATAATTTCTTTTCCTTACTCTTTGAAAAATCAAAATTCGAAGGTAATTAATTTAGATATTTCAATTAAAGGAACTTCTCCGGATAACACATTAGCAAATCTGAAAACTTTATTTAATGAATTATACAAAATTAAAGATGAGAGCAAAGATTGCATTTTAGAAATTAAACCAGCAACCACAAAATCAACTTTCTATGAAATTTTAAACTACGAAATAAGAACAAGAGATTTTTCAAAATTACCAATTAATAATCAGATTTGGATTAATATTGGTTTATTAGTAGATAATTTTGGATATAGTGAATTGCTTAATATAGGTGATTCAGAAACTCCTCACGCAACAAAAACATTACCTAATTATTTTGATATTTCTGCTACAAAAGGAGACATTTCTGCTTTTACAGAATTCTTTATGAAATTATTATCTGCTGATGATATTTACAATATTTATTACGGTTTAAAAAGTGAGAAATTAATTTCAGATATCACTAACTTTTTACCAGTATTAGAAGCCGAATCACAGACTTTAACTAATATGACTTTAACTGCTGACGCAGATTGTCGAGGAGGAAATAAAGCATATTCAGATATAGCTTATCCTACAGCAGATTGGGCTACTTACATTAAATTCTCATTAAATAATGCAAATTATAAAGGTAGATATTTGGTCCTAGTTAGATGTGAAAGTGAAAGTGCAAGTGATGATGTTATAAAAATAAGATTAAAATATGGTGATTTATATAATGATTTATATTCATTTAAAGCAGAAGATACTAATTTATGGCGATTAATTGAACTTGGGGAAATTCAAGTTCCTTATTCAGAAACACAGGCAACTAATTCCAATTATGAAATTCAATTAATTGGTAATGGATCAGACAGAATTGGAATTGATTATATAGCATTAATTCCGATAGATGAAAGTTTTGGAATTAGAAAAAGTGAAATTGGGATTATTTCTCAAAATGAAATTTATGAAGTAGATACTATAAAAAAGATACTCAGCACATATCTACAAGATGAAAATGATAATAATAACTATGATAGGGGTAATTTTGTTTATCTTCCTAAAGGAAAAGTTCGAATCGTTGTAGTTTCAGATAGTATCACAGAAAATAAAATTACAGATCAGATGTCTTTTTGGCTTAATTATAAAGCAAGATATAAATTTTTGAGGAGTGATTAAATGTTATTACTCCGAATTATTGATACTAACCAAAACAATTATTTTCCTCAAAAAGTAGAAAATCTAAATTTCCGAAAAATTCACTACGGTGGAGCTTCTGAACTAAATTTTAAACTTAATGAAAATCCTTACTTTCAAAATCATAAAGTGGGGCTATTTAACAATATTTATCTTTATAATTTTTCCAAACTTATCTGGCAAGGTTATATTACAGAATTTCAAAGAGATTATAGAAATTTAAACTACAATCTAAAAGCATCTGGATTACTTATTGATTTTAAAAATAAAAAGATTAAAAAAACTTTTGTTTTAGATGATATTGGAGAATTTAAAAACTGGAACGAAAAAAATAATAAACAAAGCGATGAAATTTTATATGGTTATAGTAGAGCAGATGAAGATAAAGGAATTAAAATTAGTTTATTGCAACGTAGTTATAACGCAGAAGAAGATGGATTATTTGAAATTAAAATTGATGAGAATATAGAAAGATTAAAAGCAAGAATACTTCTTAATCAACCTGCTAACTTTACTACAAAATTGGTTACCTTAGATGAAAACCACTCAAATCCATATACTGAAAAAAGTTGGGCAAATGCTAAAAAAATAGATGAAGATGTAATTTTAGATATTGTCAAAACAGAAATTGATAAAATTATATATACTTTTGGTTTCTCCTCTGATGATGGGAAATGGGAACTTGACGGTGCAACAATTAGTGGGGGGTTTTTAGAAATAACTGAAACAGGATGGAAGAAGGGTGGAACAAGAAGTCCAGATGTCTACTGGTTATCAGGAGCAAATGATGATTTCATAATTGAAGCAGATTTCAAACAAGATGATGCCGTTGAAGAAGGTATGGAAATGCTAATATACTTGGTAGGAGATGATGCTCCTATTTGTTTTGATTTATATCATTCTCTTATGAGAATTCACTATAAGGGTGTAGCAAAAAAACAACAATCATTTACACAAGATACAAGTTGGCATACTGCAAAAATTCGCCGAATAGGAACAATACTCTATTTTTCAATAGACAGTGGTGCAGAACTCAGTTGGAACTATGGAACAAAAAGAGAAATTAGTGATATAGGACTTTATATAGACCAGGGAACAGGAAAATATGATAATTTTAAATATTCTTCGGTATATTCTACTGAAGAAGGCGTATATATTTATAACGAGAAAAGATATTTGCAATTCAGGATTGAATGCATTTCTAATACAACTATTTCAACAGATAAATATTTTGCACAACTTGAAAATCTAAAATTACTAACTTCTGATGATGAAATAAATGCTTCAAACATTTTAAAGGATTTACTTCTTAATCACACACAAAAATTAGATTTAAATACTTCTTTAATTCAAGACTGTTTCAATTACAAAGATATTGAGTTATGTGAAAGTTTAGATGGTTGGAATGGTGGTCTTAATTTTTCACTTGAGAATTCTATTGTTAAAGAAGGAAACCATTCAATTAAAACAATTGTAGGTTCTAATAAATCTTATTTTTTTGATTTTAGTTTTGATAATGAGAAATGGACTTTAAATAATGCTACCATTTCTGGTGGAGTTTTAGATATTACTATTGCTGGTGGTTATGGTTTACGATATCCAGATGTGAACTGGCTGTCTGGTCTTGATGATGATTTTATAATTGAAGTTGATTTTAAACAAGATACTACTTCAATTGAGGGTTTTGAAGTAAGAGTTTATTTGGTGGGGGATACAACAGATGCAATTCGTTTTGATGTTCGTGGTTCTACTGACGATTTCAGAATTGTTTATGATGGAGTTTTAAAAGATTCAACATCTTTCGTTGATGATACAAATTGGCATACACTTAAAATCAGACGAGTAGGAACAACTTATTATTGTAGAATAGATAGTGGTTCTGAGATTTCTTGGAACTATGGGACTGAAAGAGCAATAGATTATATATACTTAACAATGGAAGGATGCACAGGAGATTATGACAATTTTAAATATTCTCCAGTAAAAAATCTAACAAAAACATTATCATTTATCCAAAACTTACAAAATAAAAATTTATTTAGATTTTGGGTTCGTTCAACTATAACAGGAGATATCTTAAAAGTAAAATTTGGAGAAAATAGCAGGTATCAGTTTGAGCCAGAGTGGAGTTGTCAATATGAAGCAGATCAAGAACCACCAAATGCTGAACCTGCTTGGACTTTAATTGGAACTGATTATGGTTCCGTTAGTGATGGAATTTTGACAATTAATAAAATTGCAGCAAATACTTGTGTTTATCAAAGAACTGATATGGGACATAATGTAAAAGGAAATGTTATCATTACAAGAATGAAATGTGACAATACTGGGAAAACAACCCAACTTATATTAAGAGATGGAATAGCAGGTGTAGTATTAGCAATTTATTCAACTAAAATTGAGGATTGGTATGATGCTGGTAATTCTTATTCAATAGATATGACTAAATATAGAGAACTGTGGCTTACTATGAAAAATAATTTTTGGGTTTTATATATTGATGGAGTTTTTGCTCTTTGTGGAGAAACCCAAATTACAACTGATAAATATTTCAGATTTGGTATGGATGATTCTGCTAATTTGGGAAAATCTTATTGGGATTATGTTTATTATTATAATTTAGGTTTTTTGAGAAATAAGAAGATAGAGAAAATAATTAATATTACAAGTAATATTTATGAATTTGATTTTTCTAAAGATGATGGAAAGTGGAATTTAGATAATGCTATTATAACTGGTGGGGTTTTAGAGATTACTTCATCAGGAGGTGGTGGATACAGATATCCTGATACTGATTGGTTATCAGGTGTTAATGATGATTTTGAAATTGAAGTAGATTTTAAACAAGATAGCACAGATAGTGGTACTACAGTGTGTATTGAACTTGGTTTAATAGGCGAAATTGAGTCTATATGGTTTTATATATATGGTAGTGAGATGTATTTAGATTATGACCCAGCTTTAGAGAGCCAAGCATATACACAAGACATATCTTGGCATACTGTAAAAATCAGACGAGTAGGCACAATTGTTTATGCTTCAATTGATGGCGGAACTGAACTTTCCGTTGATATGGTAATAGCAAGAGCATTAGATTATATACAATTAGAATATTATAACATAACAGGGGATTTTGATAATTTTAAATATTATTATAAAGATGCTTGGCAAGAAAAAATAATTGACTTAAATAACTTTCCAATAGAAACAAGAGATACTATCAAATACATTCAGTTTGAAATTGCAACTAATTCAGCATTTACTTTTTATATTGATTGGATTAGAAGCAATTTTGAATTAACTTCTGCTTATTATAGGGATAGAACAGCACCTTTAAATATTTTAGAAGATGTTTTAGCATATCAAGATTACGAATGGACTATTACAAAAGATAGAAAAGTTAAATTTTTTGAAGTAGATAGGGAGGCAATTGATTATATTTGCCCTATTAAAAATTTAGTCTTTGAGGAAAATTCTGTAAGTTATTTTAATAAAATTTATTTAGTTTATTTTGATGAGATGATGAAAAGACAGGAAATAGAACTTACTGATGAAAATTCAGAAATTCCATTTGACAAAGAACACGTTATTGGTTTAGGTGGAATTTCTGATGTAGGTGCAAAAGCGATTGGTGAAGCACAGTTTAGTTTTCATAAAAAACCAAGATATCAGTTAAGTTGTTCAATTGATAATTTTATCTTTGATAAGAATGGTGGAAGAATTAAGCCAGTTGAAATTGAGCCAAATAATAATGTTAAATTTTTAGGTATTAAAGAGTTACCAATTTTTAGAATAATTAAAACTATTTATGAAAAGGGAGTTTGTAAACTAACACTTGAAACTGAAGCAGAAACAACTCCAAATATAATGAAAAGTATAATCGAGGTGCTTTAATGTTAATAAAAGGAATAATAAGAGGATTTCAAATAGATAGAAAAAGATTACTACTGACCAGAACTCCATTAGTTATAACTTATCCAACTGTTCCTAAAAAGGAAATTATTGAAAAAATTATAGAAAGACAATCAGTTGGGGCTGGTGGAAAAAGTGCAGGAACTCAAAAAACTATTACAGCAACACAAAGAGGTAGTTCAAGTAGCTCTACAACAACAAAATCTTCAACTTCTAAAAAAACTACTTCAAGTTCAAGTATTCCAGCCATTGTTGTATTTGCACAAAAATGGATTGCTATTTATAATTATGTTTTTCAGCCACCTATAAGTTATGATGATCCAGGGTGTTCATTAAATAAATATTAGGAGAAAAAATGTTTTCTTTGAATGATCGGAAAAAAATAATCAAATATTTAGAAAAAAACAAAGATAAATTAAATGGCGCTTTAAATAATTTTGAAATTACAAATAAAAAAATAAAGGACAAAAAGTTTAAATTGGAAGATGTTTTAACCGAAGAGGTCCTTATTGACCTTTTTTGGGTTGTAAATTTATTTTTAAGATTTATAAAATCTATTAGTGAAAGTTTTGAGGAAGAAGAATAATAAAAAAGAATAAAACTAAAATCTAAATCACTTAAATCTCCTAAAAAGGAGATTTTTTATTTGCAAAATTAAACTGGGAGGAATAATGGTAAAAGGAAAGAAAAAGAAAAATCTACCAAAAGACAATCCAAGTTTAGAAGTAATAGAAAATACAGTTAAACACATAAAGGAAAAGGTAGATGAACTTTGTGACCAAATGAATTCTGTTGAAAAAAATCTAACTCAGATTCAGTTGAATAAACAAAATATTAATACATTAAAAAATAATGTAAAGAATATAAATAATGTAAGAATTAAAAATATAAAAGAAAATTTTAAGGATTATAAAAAGAATATAGATGTGGAATTAGAAAAGAAACCTGATAAATTTCCTTTTTATATGATTCTTATTGCTTTCACAATATTAAATGGAATAGCTGCTTATATTCAAGTAATTTATTAATAAATAATATGGGCAAGGAATAACCCTATCTTATTTCTTGCCTAACCTGATAGGGAGGTTAAAATGAAAAAGAAAATTTGTAGTATTTGTAAAAAAAAATTATCAATAAATAAATTCTATCCAGATACTAAAGGTAGACATAAATTTGGTGTATCTGGTAGATGTAAAAAATGTGAAATAAAATATCAAAGAGAATATCGCAGAAATAATCCAATAAAAGCTTGGTGTTCAAGAACTATAAGAGATCATAAAAGATATTGCAAAATCTTATTTACAGCAGTTAAAAGTTTATATCCCATAGCAAAAGATACTAAATACTGTCCTATTTATAATATCAAATTAGATTGGGAATTTGGAAAAGGAAAAGCACAAAGTAATTCACCTACATTAGATAGAAAAGATAACAAAAAAATTTTAACTTTAGATAATATTTGGATAATTTGTCGAAGATGTAATACAACAAAACAAGATAGAAGCATGGAAGAACTTTATAAATGGTGTAAAAATTTTATGAATAAATTTAATAAATTTAAAATTTGAACAAAATTATGCAATTCATAAATAAAATTAAATCAAAAGTATTAGAGTTGTGTAAACAGTATAATATTTTACCTTCTTTGATGATGGCACAAGCTTGTCATGAAAGTGGTTTTGGTAAACATGCTCCTGGTAATAACTTATTTGGCTATAAATGGACAAAAACCTGTGGATACGAATACCAACTTTTATGGACCAAAGAGTATATAAATGGACAATATATTTCTGTTCAAGCAAAATTCAGGAAATATGATTCAACAGGAGAGAGTTTAGAGGATTATGCAAAATTAATAGGAGAAGCAAAGAGATATGAACCTGTTAGAAAATGTAGGAATTATATTTGTGCTTGTCAACAAATAAAAGCTTGTGGATACGCAACTGGAATAACTTATGATATTTCTTTAAGAAAAATAATAGAATATTATAAACTTTATGAATTGGATTGGAAGATGGATTTTAACAAAAAACTTACTGAAAATTTTAAATGGGGCGAATTTTGGTCAAATAGCAGAAGTGGGATAAAAATAGAGCCTCCAGAAGAGTATTTTAATAGTATTAAAGAAATAGCGAGAGAACTTCAAATTGTTAGAGATTTGATAAACAAACCATATCCTAATAAAAATAAACATAAAATAATTGTCGTATCAGGTTATAGAACTCCTGAATGGAATAAGATTTGTGGTGGAGCAAATGAAAGTTATCACATGAAAGGAATGGCAGCAGACACAAGGGCAAGTGGCATGAACATTATAAAATATGCTCTTTATATTTTAAGATTTACAAAATTTAATGGGATTGGTTTGTATAGAAAAAAGAATTTTATACATGCTGATCTAAGAAAAGATTTTATTATTTTTAAATATTAAAAAAGGAGGTGAAATAAAAATGTGGTTTCCTGAACTTATAACTGAACTAAATTATTTGTTAATAGGTATTAGCACTATTCTATTAGCAATATTTGTAGATCTAATTTTAGGTATAGCTGAAGCAATTAAGTCTAAAGCATTTGCTTGGGAATCTGCAATAGACTTTTTGCAAACTAATATACTTCCCTATGTAATTGTTTGGGGATTATTTAGTGCTATTCCAGTTGCTATGATCTATTGGAAATTCTCTGAAATGATAACTATACCTTTAACTGCATTCTCTACTGTTGCGTTCTCATTTATTATAGCTGAATTATTGACTTCTATTTGGGGACACGTAAAAAGAATTGGATTTCCGATAGAGAAATAACAAATAAATAATATAGATATCTTTATCTTAATTATTATTAAGATTTAAAAATTGGGATGTGGATTAATTTTAATTTGCATCCCATTTTTTTTATTTCAAAATATTTTTTGAAAAATACTTGACAATTATAAAATATAATATATAATATATAATATATTTAACTTATAAAAGTGGTGAAATAAATGAAAATAAAAATTAAAAAAATTAGATGCTTACAATGTGGGCACTCGTGGGTGCCACGTAAAGAAGAAATAAAAAAATGTCCCAGATGTCAATCAATGGAATTCGATAAACCCAAAAAAATTAAAGGAAAAAATGAAAACAAAAAGATGTAGTAAATGTGGAAAAGTAAAATCTGAAAGTGAATTCAATAAAAACAGAACCACAAAAAATGGGTTAGGTAGTGAGTGTAGAGAATGTGCAAAAAAATATAATAGAGAATGGCGGAAAAATAATCCTGAATATGATAAAAAATATCAATTAAATAATGCTAAAAGGATAAAAGAATATAAAAGAAAATGGTATAAAAATAATATTGAAAGGATAAAAGAAAAACAAAGAAAATATCATCAAATTAAAAGAGAGAGCCTGAATTCATAAATCAGGATCTTTCAAACTTTAGGAGTAAAAGAGGTGAAAAATGAGAAAGAAAATTATAATTGCTATAACATTGGTATTAATACTTGTTGGTTGTTTTCTATCTTATTATTCTGGATATGTTGTTGGTAGAAAACAAATAGTAGATTTGGAGTTAAGAATCGTTGAGTTGGAAAAAGAAGTAGAAGAATTGGAATTGGAAAATTTATACAAAACAAAAACAATTGAACTGATGAAAGAAGGTATAAAAAAATTATCTGATAAATTGATATTTGTTGATGAACCATTCGTAGATGAAATTATACCTATTCTGCAGAAAATGGAATTTGAAGAAGATTGGGTTAAATTAGATGCTTATTTGAAAGAATGTATAGAATTTTGGTTTCCTGAACATTCAAAATAATTATTAAAAATGGTGAAACTGTCTTAGCCGAAGGAAATGATAGAAAAACATTTAAATTTAAGATTTGAAAAAATTAGGTGAAAAATGAAACTTAAAGATTCATTAATTATTTTTTTCTTATCAATAATTGCATTAGTTGCTGAATTTATTATATATATGATATTTGGCATTGGCACTGCATTTTCAGGAGATATTAGAAGTCTTTCTGGAATAGCGGTGTTTTTTGTTTCATTGATGATTTTTACTGCTGCCGTAGGAGTATTAAGTCCTATATGTGCTTTAATAGGATTTGCAACTAAAAAGGAAAAGATAGGAAATATAACACTAATAATTTTATTAAGTTTAGTAGTAATTTTTTTAATTGTATTTAGTTTAAATGTTGGTAAGACTATAAAAGAAGTTTCGACTTTAGAAGAAACAGAAGAAACAACAATAGAATCAGTTGAAGAAGATGTAGGAGAAGAAAAAACTAAAGAGGTTATACAAGATTTTTATGTTAATGAAAGATTAGTTATTGAAGATTTCTGTGAGTTTATTATTCATAGTGTTGAAGATTATAAAGCAAAAAGTGAACATATGCAACCAAAAGGGGATTTTAGATTAATAGCATTTGATGTAGAAGTAAAAAATATAAGCAATGAAGAACAAAACTATAGTATTTCTAATTATGAAGCTCAGGATTCAGATGGATATGTCTATGAATCTACATTTTATGAAAGTAAGGAACCATGTTTTGGTTTTGGTGATATATCTTCTGGGCAAACTAGGAGAGGATGGGTAACAGTTCCAGTTAAAGAGAGTGCTGAAATTGTAGCAATAATCGCTCAACCTTTATACAAATCATCTCCGATAACTATAAAATTACATAAACCATTGAAACCTTAATTTTCTATAATAAAAAAATAAAATTTTTTAAAATGAAAAAGGAGCAAAGAAGAGAACAGGAGACCAAAATAACTCTGCTCTAGTAGCTTATTCCAGATTGTCCCTGTTCTCTTCGAATCAAATTAAAAACTAAATAGAATATTGCCTTAGTGGCTTCTGATACAAGAGTGTTTTTAATCGATTTTCTCCTTTTCTAATTATACAAGAAGGAGGTATAAAATTGAACAATAATTCATTATCAATTAATTCAATAGTAGTTGGTATGGACATACATAAATATTCTCATACAGCGGTAGCTATGGATATACTAGGACAAGAAATTGGTTATTTAAAATTTGATAATGAAAAACTAGATATCTGCCTCTCATGGCTTAAATGTTTAGGAAATAAAAGAAATTTAGTAATAGGTTTAGAAAATATCAATGGTTATGGATTTCATCTAGCTCGGAAACTCAATAAAAAAGGATTTAATCTTCATTACATCAGTCCAATCTTAACTGATAGGGAAAGAAAGCATTCAGTTCATAAAGAAAAAACAGATTACATAGATGCTAAAAGGGTAGGAAAAGTTATTTTAAATAAATTTGAAGAATTATTACCAGCTAGTCCTGTTGTATCAGAAGAACAAAAAAATATAAAATTGATAGATATTCATCTACAAGAAAGAGAGAGTTTGGTTAAGCAGAAAAGAAAAATTAAAAATCATTTACATAATCTTTTACATCAATATTATGGAGATAATTACAAAAATAAGTTTAATAATATATTCTCAAAAAAATCCTTAAAATATTACAAAGAAGATATAAAAGAAATTAAAAATGAATTAAATTTTTTGAGTAATGCAATTTTAAGATTAATTGAACATCTGAATTTAACCAAAGATCATATTAAAGAAATAGATAAGATTTTAAATGATTTGGGAAGTAGTATTAAACATATTTTGATTCTAAAAGATAAATTGTTCGGTTGTAATTTGATTAATGCATGTAAAATTATGGTAGAGATTAAAACAATAGATCGCTTTGCTAACCAAGACAAGTTAGCTCGTTATGGTGGATTTGCGCCAGTTAGAAAAATGTCAGGTAATAGTGGAAAATTATATACTGATAGATATGGAAATCGTAAACTCAATATGGCTGTTTATTCTGTGGCTTTAACCCAGATAAGCAGATACGGTCCAGAAAAATCTAAATCTTATTATAAAAAGAAGATATCGGAAGGCAAAAGCAAACTTTGGGCAATTCGTTGCTTAAAAAGACAGATCATAAAAAATATTTTTAATATTTTAAAGGAAGCGGATTAAAAGAATAGTAATATATACATACAAGATATTCTATGTTGATTTAAGGAGGAAAAGTAATGAAAATTAAAGTTTTGAGAATAAAAAATTTTAAAAAAATAAAAGAGTTGGTGATAGAACCCAAAGATAATGTAATTGTTATTGCTGGGGAGAATGCTTCAGGTAAAACATCAGCTTTAGATGCTATTGAATGGTGTCTTGGAGGGGAAGGTTTAGGTAAGAAAAAAATTACTGAACCTGTTAGAAAAGGACAGGGGAAAGCAGAAGTGTTTATGGAGATAGATAATTTTGTAGTAAAAAAATATTGTAAAGATAACAAAATAAGTCATTTAACAGTAACTAATGAAGATGAAACTATACAATACAAAAGTCCACAGACTATGCTAAATAGTTTTGTGGGTAAATTATCTTTTGATCCACGAGAATTTATGATGTTTGGTTCTAAAGAACAACGAGATTTACTTCTTAAAGCTTTTGGATTAAAAGAGAAATTAGATGAAATAAATAGGAAAAGGGAACAAATTTATGATGAAAGAACAGATGTTAATAAAGACATAAAAACTTATGAAGGTCAGTTAAAGGGATTGAAAATTGAAAAAGATTTACCTGAAAAAGTTATAAGCATTGCAGAATTATCAAAAAAATTAGAAGAGGCAAGTGATTTTAATTCAAAACTTAAAGTAGATCAGTATTATCTAGAAGAAACACTAGAAAAATTAAAAGTTTATAAGAATGCAATTAAGGGATTTGAAAATACCGTAAAAAATTTAAGAGAGGATATAAAAGGGAAAAGTCCTAAAGATTTAAATACAATCAGAGATAAAATAGAAAAGGCAGAAGGAATAAATGAAAAAATAAGAGAAGCAGAAAAATATAATGAAATATCATATTTAGCAGACGTCAAAAAATCAAAATCTAAAAGATTAACTAATGAAATAGCAGAATTTGATAAGAATAAATTAAAGCTTTTAAAAGAAAAGAAGATTCCTTTTAAAAATCTTACAATTGAAGAAGAAGGAATAAAACTTCAGGATATCCCATTTAACCAACTTGCCGATAGTGAAAGATTAAAGATATCAATAAAAATGGCAATGATTCTTAACCCAAAACTCACAGTGATAAGAATTACAGATGCTAATCTATTTGATGATAAAAACATGAGAATTATTGAAGAAATGGCGAAAAAATTTGATTATCAAATCTGGTTAGAGAGAGTAGCAATAGATAAATTTGCAGACATTGTGCTAGTAGATGGGGAGATTGAAAGGAATAAAAAATGAGAGAAATATTATTAAAATTAAATGACCTTAATGCAAATAAAAGAGAGGCAATAATAAGAATATACGGAATAGATGGCTTAGATTTGAAAGAAATTGAAGTTGTAATAGACAGAAAACATATAAATAGTTTTTTAGTTTTTCTCAAATATGAGAAAGTTTTTAGACAAGATTGGAAATATAAAGAAAAGGAGGAAAAATGAAAAAAGGAAAAGATTTAGAAATATTAAAAATTGAAGAGGAAATGCCTGCTATTGTATCTGACGATCTGGTTCACATGGCAGAATATGCAGAAAAAAGAGTTGAAGCTATAAAACGTATAAAAAGGGCAGCTTTAGCTGTTACATCAATTCATGATTGGATTGACCAAATGGGCAAACCTTATTTACATGTATCTGGTGCGGAGAAAATAGCAAGGCTTTTTGGAATCTCATGGCGAATTGATGAGCCAGAAAAAACAAGATCGGAAGATGGTCATTATTCATATACATATAAGGGCTATTTCAGTTTAGGATCCACAACTATTGAAGCAATAGGTTCAAGAGGTTCAAAAGATGGATTTTTCTCTAAAAGTCATGGAAAAGATATCCCACCATCCGAGATTAATGAAAACGATGTAAGAAAAGCTGCTTACACAAATCTTTTAGGAAATGGGATTACAAGACTATTAGGGCTTAGAAATCTTACTTGGGAAGATTTGAAAGGTAGCGGAATTGAACAAGCAAAGGTTGGTAAAGTTACATATAAAAAAAAGGAAATGAAAAAAGAAACAAAAGATTTGCGAAACAAAATTGGTTCTATGCTTTTAGAGATGTCAGGAAATGATAAAAAAATGGCTTCTGAATTGTTAGAAAGTATGACATTTTTTATAGCAAAAGACGGAAAAGGAGTTAAAGGCAAAAAGTCACTTTCAGAACTTACAGAAAAATCAATACCTACAATTTATGAAAAAGTGAAAGAAGAATATAAGAAATGGAAAGAGGAAATAAAAGAAATTGAAAAGGGAAAAAAGGAAAGCAATGAATGATGTAATATCACAAATTATTGAAGCCAAAAGAAAAAAAATTAAAATCTATCCTTGTCATACAGTAAGAGCATCTCAAATAGGTCATCCCTGCGAACGCTTCTTAGTTTATTCTATTACTCGTTGGCAGGATCAGACACCACATGATGCAGGATTAGAATTTGTTTTTGAAGGTGGAAGATTGGTTGAAGAACTTGCACTAAAGGATTTTGAAGATGCTGGTTTTAGAGTTTATAGACCAGAACCCGACAGAGCAATTGCTGAGTCGAGACCAAGAATAACAGGACATATAGATATAAGAGTAGATTTTGGAGATGGAAAAGTTTATACAGGTGAAATTAAAGGATTAAATAAATATGACTTTGATAGCTTAAATTCATTAAAAGATTTTTTTAACTCTAAAAAAGTCTGGATAAGAAAATATCCTGCCCAACTTATGACTTATCTTTATATCAAAGGTGAGGAGCGGGGCTTTTTCTATATAAAAAGTATTCCTGGATTTCAACCGAAACTAATCTGGATAGATCTTGATCTAGATTATATGGATAAAATACTTAAAAAAACAGAAAGGATTGAAAAACATGTTGCAGAAGGGACTATTCCAGAATGTATTTCTGATTATGATACCTGCCAATATTGTTCATTTTTGCATATCTGCCTTCCTGAAATTAAAGCTCAACCTATGGAAATAATTGATGACTCTGAATTTGAGCAAAAACTAATAAGAAGGGAGGAACTATCTCTAGTAGTTAAAGAATATAGAGAACTTGATAGGGAAATTAAAAAGAAAATTGAGGGAAAAGAAAGGTTAATGATCGGAGATTTTCTAATTACAGGAAAATATATTGAAAGAAAAGGATATGAAGTTAAGCCATCAAAATACTGGAAGTCAAAAATAGTAAATTTGGGAAAATAAATGAGAAGTAAGCCAGAATTTAGATTTAAAGAGCAAATTGAATATAGATGCATTAATCATCTTAAAAAATTCCATAGTGGAAAGAAAAATGCAATTCCACATAAACTACTAGCAACACGGTTAGGGATGAATCCCAGAGAATTAAGAGCACTTATTAGTCATTTAGTAAGGGAACATTACATTCCAATTGGCTCATTATCAAAGTCAGATTCTGGGATTTTTTTTATTTTAGATAAAAAAGTAATGGAAAAAGCACATGAAGAGCTAATGTCAAGATCAGGAAAAATAATAGATAGAGCATTCGCTTTAAAGCAAGCATTTCGCAAATATTATAAAAATGAAAAAAAACCTAAACTTTCTTTGATATATAAGGATAGGAGAGCCACCTCAATCGGTTGCACCTTTTCTCTCCTATCCATTAAAAAAAGGGATAAAAATGGAAAAAGAATTAAAAGAAATAAAAGAAGAAATAGCAAACCTAAAAATAGAAAGAGATAGGAATAAATCATTTTTAGCTTCATTAAAAATAAGAGTATTCGATTTAGAAACTAAGATGAATAATACAATCGATAAATTAGAAATTATTCACAGTTTAGTAAGTAAAGCAAAAAAACTATTGGAGATGGATAAAGAATGATAGATATAAAGAAATTAAAAAAAGAAGATATTGGTAAATGGGTAGAACATACATCATCTTCAGGACTGAAAGCAACAGGCAAATTAAAATCCTGGAATAATAAATACATTTTTGTTGTATATAAATGTGCTGGTAATTGGAATAAATTTCAGGATTATACAGCAATAGCAACAAGACCTGAAGATTTAATCTTTATTTAAAAGGAGAAAAAGTGAAGATAGAATTTTTAATTATTCTAATCATTAGGATCATATTCGGTGTTTTTATTTTTATAATTGGTTTTCTATTAGGAACAATATTAGAGAAAAGGAGATATCAGAAAAAAGTTGCTGAATTTTTTGATGAAGTAATAGATGAAATGAACAGAATTAGAAAGGAAAAACCAAAACCTAATCCTAAACTTAGAAGCTATATAGGAAGGAAAAATGAATAAAGAAAAATGGTTTGAAATTCTTAAAAAATGTTGGAGATGGAAGCCAAAAGAAGGTGAAAAATGAAATCTTTTTTGATCTCTTTAGTAAGCTCAATTTTTATTGTCGTTGTTTATCATTTGGCAACTCAAAGGTTTGGGATACCATTCTTCTTTACAATTGTGGTTGGAATAATTTTTTTTATACTCATATTTTTTGTATTAGTAGATGTTTTAGAAATATAAAAAGGAGATGAAATAAATGAGTAAGAAAATAAAATCATTGACAAAGAAACAAATCAAAGAAGCAGTAATGGAAACGACAGGAGACAAAGATATCAATTCAAAAGATAATCAGGTTGGTTATATTCTGTTGGCTTCATTAGAAAAAGGACCAAATGATACTGAAATAGCAAAATTTTTATCTTTAGATGAAGATTTTGTTAAAACTGTTGGTAAAAGATTAAGAAAATATGGTGTATGGACAAAGGACAATAAAATAGAATGCGATTGGTCAGATGAAGAAAGTGGTGGTATAGCTTTTATTATGGATATTTTAGTTGGACAAGGATTGGTAGAAAGAAAAACAGAAGAAGAAAAAATAAATTTATAAAATAACAAATGGAGCAAAAGGGATTTGAAGGATAAAATATTAGTAGTGACCTATATTTTATTAAGTACCCTTTATCATTTCCTGATTGCTCCATTAAAAAGGAGTTAAAAATTTATAAAGTAAATGGAATCGTTAATATCGCTTACATTAATTCTTACTTCTGCAACTAGCTGCTTAATAATAGGTGGTGGAGAAGTAAGAGAATATGATTTGGCAGTAGCAAGTTGGTATGGATCATATCATTATGGAAAATTGACAGCGAATGGTGAAATTTTTAATCATGAATGTTTAACATTTGCTCACAAGACTATGAAATTTGGAACAATGGTTAAATTTTATTATAAAGGGAAAACTGTAATTGCAAGATGTAATGATAGAGGTCCATTCATAGATGGTAGGGAATTTGATCTATCATACCAGGTTGCTAAAAGATTAAATTTTTTAGAAATAGGTGTAGATAGAATTTTTTATAAAGTAATAGAAGAAGATATGAAAGTAATCAAATGAGTTTAATTGAATTTACATTAGAAGGTAAAAGAGACAAAATTCAAATAGCAATTAAAAGACTAAAATATTTTGAGCCCAAAGAGGGATATTATTTAGCTTTTAGTGGTGGTAAGGATAGCATTGTTATTTATGAAATTGCCAAAATGTCTGGGGTTAAGTTTGATGCACATTATAATGTTACTACGGTAGATCCTCCAGAATTAGTAAGATTTATAAGAAAAAATTATCCGAATGTAATATGGGAAAGACCGAAGAAAAGTATGTTTGTTTTAATATCCGGAGAAACTATGCCACCAACAAAAATTGTAAGATATTGTTGTCGTTATTTAAAAGAACGAGGTGGTGTTGGAAGAACAGTAATTACTGGTAATAGATGGCAAGAAAGTTGGAAAAGAAAAAAAAGAAAAATGGTTGAAGTTTGTAAGACAAGAAAAACTAAAAAATTTTTACATCCAATTATTGATTGGTCAGAACAAGATGTCTGGGAATTTATAAAAAAATACAAATTAAAATATTGCAGTTTATATGACGAAGGTTTTAAAAGAATCGGCTGTATTATGTGTCCAATGATACCGTTAAGGGATAAATTAAAACACAAGAAAAGATATCCTAAATTTTATAATGCTTATCTATTAGCATTTAAAAAAATGATAAAACATAGAGAAGAAAAAGGAATTACAAATAGTTGGAAAACTCCAGAAGATGTAATGAAATGGTGGATATATGAAAAGAGTAAACAAAAACAAGCTACATTATTTGATATTTAAAGAAGTAATTAAAATTTCTTACAAAATAATCAAAGAAAGGTATTTAAAATTTAACCCTATTTAAAGTTAACAATATGTTAACACGCGTCTTTAGATAGTATGCATAGTAGATTACCAAATATGAATAAAAGACTTAAAAGATCCAATAAATATGCAATTTCAATAATACGAAAAGAGAGGGGAATTTCGCAACAGGAACTAGCCGACAAGCTAAATATTAATAGAGCTTTATTGTCCCAGATGGAAACAGGTCTTGTTTTGCCTAGCTTTGATATTTTATTGAATATAGCAAGAATACTGGATTGTTTAATAACCGATCTGTATCGCAAAGAAGAAATAAATTCCATTAAGGAAATAAGAAACTAAGGAGGATTAATTGAGAAGAAACTGGATTAAGCTTTATGTAGATCAAACCTTGCGAGGAACTTGCTTTATTGAATTATTGCCTGACGAAAGATTTATATGGTTTGGGTTTCTATTACTTGCTGGGGATAATGCTATGGAAGGCAAAATCTGTGTAACAGAAGAAATGGGATTTTCTAATAAACAGTTGGCAAGTTTATTAAAATGTGATACCGAACTTATAAACAGAAGTATAAAAAAGATGATTAAACATGAAAAAATTAAAGTATCTAAAAACAATATGATTCAGATATTAAATTGGAAAAAATATCAATCAGAATATCAAAGACAAAAAAAATACAGAAAAGAACATAAGAAAAGAAAGGATAAAGAGTTACAACATAAAGTTACATCTAAAAGTGATAACGCAAAGTGCGGTATAGAAAGAGATATAGATATAGAAGAAGAAAGAGAAAGAGATAAAGATAAAAATAATAAATATAGCAAAAAAGATCAATCTATTATAGATAAACTTTATAAAAAAGAACCAGAAGAAGAATATAAAAGACGAAATAAAAAATATATACATATTTTAGATTTTTGGAATTCCAAAAAAATAATAAAACATAAATTAACAGATAATCTAATTGAAGAAATAAAAAAAGCTTATAAGAAATATGGCAAAGATAAAATAATCCAGGCTATTAAAAATTATTCAATAATTCACTCAGATGAAGATTACTTTTATACACATATTTGGAGATTAGATAAATTTTTAAAACAAAAAAATGGACTTCCTGAATTTTTAGAAAAAGGATCAGTATGGATAAATTACATAGATAAAAACAAACCTGTAAAAAAACCAGAATATTTTAAGGCAGAGGATGATGAAAAATCTACACCAATGCCTCCGGAATTTAGAAAGAAAATGGATAAAGCATTAAAAAAAATTGAGGCAAAATCTAAAAATTTCAATGGATAATAAATTTCATTATGCAAGTGAAGGATTAATATGTCCTTATTGCAAATCGGACAAGATAATTATTTTAGGTGGTAATAATGATATTGGAAGTATCGTTAAATGTAAAAATTGTGGAGAAATCATACCTGAAAGTGAATTAGAGGAAAAAGAAGAAGAGAAAGATGAAAAATAAAGTTACTTTAAAAGAAAGTTGGATTTGGAATAAAACAGTAGAAGAATTTATTAAAAATAAAATTATAGGATATTCTTTAAATGTTTGTGCAGGAATATCTAAATTAGGAGATATAAAAGTAGATTTAGATCCAAAAGATAAATCAATTATTAAAGCTGATATGAAAAAATTGCCTTTTGAAGATGAAACTTTTGACACAGTTATTGAGGATCCGCCGTGGAAAATTGGATATTTTGATAGATGGCAACCCTTTTTTGAGTGTGTAAGGGTTTGTAAAATTGGAGGGAGAATAATATACAACGCTTATTGGATACCAACAAGTAAGTTAGTGGAATTAGAAGAAACAATAGTAAGACAGGATGGGGCATTCACAAATACTTCTATAATTTCAATATTTCGGAGATTAAAATAAGAAATGAAATTAGGCAAATTTGAACTAGACAAAATATATTGTGGCGATTGTATGGAATTGATAAAAGAAATTCCAGATAATTCTATTGATTTAATAGTAACCGATCCTCCTTATCAATTAAGTTCTACTTCCAGAGCCAGACCAGATCAAACAAAAGAAGGAAGTTATGGTAGGGAAGTTCCATTTTTAAGACAACAATCAAGAATTAAAAAAGGTTTTATGGGAAAAGAGTGGGATGTATTACCACCAATAGAAGTATGGAAAGAGAGTTTAAGAGTATTAAAACCAGGTGCTTTTGCTTTTATAATGACAACGCCAAGACAAGATAGTTTAAGTCAGGTGCTTATGGATTTAACTAAATCAGGATTCTTTATGGGATTTTCTTCTATCTATTGGACTTATGCATCAGGATTTCCTAAAGCAATGAATATAGGGAAAATGATAGACAAGAGATTAGGAATAAAAGTTAAAGAAGGAGTTGGATTTAAAACAGCAGGAGAATATGGTAATAGAAATTTACCAGATCCTACACCACAAGGTGAAGAACGAGATAAGATGCGACATAAAGTAGTTTCTCCACAAGCTAAAAAATTAGAAGGTTCTTATGGTGGATTCCAACCAAAACCAGCAGTAGAAGTTATTATTGTTGCTATGAAACCATTATCTGAAAAAACTTATATTGATCAAGCATTAAAGAATAAGAAGGGAATAACTTGGTTAGATGATGGGAGAATACCTTATGAGAGTGAAAAGGATAAAAAAGATGGACAAAGTGAAAGACAGACAACAAGCAAAGGATTTCAAACATATTCAGAAGGAAAAAACAATAAATTTATTAGAAATATTAGAAGTGATTTAAAAGGTCGTTTTCCTGCAAATCTATTAGTTAGTGATGATGTGTTAAATAATGGGAAAATTACGAGAAGTAAAGCAGGTTTAAGGGATAATAAAATAAAACAAAAAATTTATGGTGGTGGAAAAGGAATACCACCAAAATCAATCTATTCTTCAGTAGAAGATAAAGGTTCATATTCTCGCTACTTTGATTTAGATAAATGGGCAGTTTCAAAAGGAGTTAAAGATACCTTTCCTTTCTTAATAGTTCCTAAAGCAAGTAAGAGTGAGAAGAAAAGGGGATTAGAAAATATGGATATCAAAAATTATCATCCAACTGTTAAACCGATTAAACTCATGTTTTATCTTATCATGCTTGGTAGTAGAGAAGGAGATATAAATCTTGATCCTTTTATTGGTTGGGGAACTACTGCTATTGCCTGTAAATTATTAAATAGAAGATATTTAGGATTTGAAATAAATAAAAAATATGTAGAAATTGCTAAGGCAAGATTATCAGCAATCGAATATGTGCAGGATAGTATGTTATAAAATTCTGGAAAAAATAAGGAGACTAAATGGGCAAAAAAGAAAAACTAAGAATAAAAAGAGGGAAAGCATACGAAAGGGAAATAGGTCATGCAATAGCAGATAAATGGGGCAAAAAATATAATAAAGATGTTATGAGAACTCCTCGAAGTGGTGCATTTTCACAATTCCCAGGTGATCTTTGTTTCTTTTTTACAACAATTCTTAAAGATTATGCTCATGAATGTAAGCACGAAAAGAGATTAATTATTAAAGAACACATTAAGGAGTGTTTGGCTAATTATACAAAGTGGATACTTTATTTTAAATATGATTATTATGGAAATTTTAGTTTAATGCCAACAAATGATTTATTAGATTTATTAAAAACAATAGATGATCAAGATAAAAAAATTACTGAATTATTATTAGAATTAGGGAAAGTTAAAAAATTTGAAGTAAATGAGGAGGTGAAATAAATGGGAATTGGAACTCCTAGTTTCTTTAAATTGGTCCATGAATTAGCTGTAACAAATGTAATGATAAAAGAATATGAAGAGAAACAACTTGAAAAGAAAATTGAAAAAATTGTAGAAAAGAAATTAAAAGAAAAAAAAGATGAAAAATGAATATTAATAAAGCAAAATCCATAGTTACAAATTGGATTCTATATGAAAAAAATTATCTTGGTGTTGTTACAGAATTTGAAGGAGCAGATGTTATAGGGGTGAAAAGAACTTTTTATGTATCTGAATTTGAACTTAAAACTAATAAATCTGATTTATTAAGAGAATTAAGAATAATTGAAAATATTACAAAGGGTATAAAAAGAAAAATCTATAGTAGTGCAAAATGGTGGAAACATAGAAAAATGTTAAATAAATTACCATATTTATTTCCAAATGAATTTAGTTTTGTAGTAGTCGAAGGGCTTGAAAATACTTTAATTGATTATATAAAAAATACAATGTATGGGGCATATTTGATAGAAAAAAGAAATGATTATTATGTAGTTGAAATTAAAAAACCAAAGAAGTTTCATAAAAAGAAAATTAATGATAAGGATTTGAAAAAATTATTTCATAAAGTATCTTTAGAGAATGATTCCTTAAGAGAGAAATTATATTTTAATAATTAAGGATTAAAGATGAGCAAAGAAAGATTATTAGAAAGAGCTTTAAAACTTGAAGAAAGATTAGGAGAAATTGATTATATACTTGATTTAAAAATGTCAATAGATGCATTAGAAAATGGCAGAAGGGAAGCATATATAGAACTATCTAAAGAAATAAATAATTTATTTTTGGAAATCAGAGAAAAAATTAATATGATAAAAGTTGTTCTAAAAGCAAAAAGAGTTATTATAACTCCAAATTTAATTAGTTATGAATTTAATAGAAAGAAGAAGAAAAATAAACATAAAGGTAGCT